CTAGAATAAAAAAAGAACCTGCATTAATAGAAGACATTGATGTAGGTATGGGAACGAGTAGTGGTACTAGGACAGGTACTCAGGTTAATGCAACCAATCTACCTTATAGTGAGTCACTCTCTATAGCTGAGGCTATAGAAGAGAAGACTACAATCGGAGAGGCAGATACTAGGTATGCACAATTAGCTGGTAATCCTTTACAAGTGTTTGGTGTTAATGTACCAATAGCTATAACGGATGCGGCTAACAGAGGTTATGTAGATGATGGTCTAGCTGAAAAACCCGATACGGTTCAAGTGACTGCAGCATTAGCTACTAAAGCTAATATATCAGGTAACTCAGCTCAAGTATTCAATGTGTCTAGCCCTATATTTCCTGCACTACCTAATGCAACAGAGACTATGAGTTTTGAGTATATGTTAGCTTGGTTTAGTGGGGCTGTACAGCCTGCTATTGATACTAAGGCTGATATAGCTACAACACTAGATACTGTAGTTGAGCACACAGCATATACACCTAGTTTACCTATGCACCCTGCTACTAAAGATTATGTAGATTTAAAGGTTGTAGATATAGGTGCGGGAGATATGACTCAAGCTGAGTTTGTTAATGCTAGTACGGCTAATAAAGCTGTATTCACTACAAAAAGTATAGGTGACTTTACCTCTCCATTAGGTATATCAAGTGCAGACCAAGTTATGAGAGTATCAGCTAACGCAATTACTGATATAAATAATGTAGTTGGTATGGGTATTCACTTAGGTGTAGTAGATGGAATGTTAGGTGATTTACCTCCAGCTTCAGCAGGTACTAATATATCTGTAGAGCAACTAGTTATAAACAGGGGTTCATTGTTTGAGCTTGAAGCTGTAACATTAGTTGGGCAGAGAGCTACGACAGACCAAGGTTACTTCACTAGATTTGGTGATGGTACTACCTATGGTATATGGTCTAAGGCAGTATCTGAGTCTGATCTAATGGACTTTACATATGATAAACAGACTATAGACTTAAAAGCTGATATAACTTATGTAGATAGTGAGAACAATGCTCAAGACGCTACGATAGCTCTTAAAGCTGATACAACATACGTTGATGCGACTATAGCTGCTTTACACCCTATTGGGTCAGTAGTATTAAGAATGGACGTTATCGACCCTGCTACTATATATGGTGGTACATGGGAGTTAATTACAGGAGATGCTTCACTTAGTTTTGGTGATGGTACAGTTCAAGATGGTATAGCTAGTGGAGAGAATACTCCTCTTAATACGTTAGCTGAGCACAGTCACTCTAATACAGCTGTATTTGCTGGTAGTGCTATGGCTGACCATACCCATACAATGACCCCGATGTATAGTGGTACTAACAGTGCACCCGATGGTGGTGGTGCGTCACCTAGATGGGGAGGTGGTACTGGTGAGTCTATAAATGCGTCATCAGCTGGCACGCCTACGGGTACTGTCACAATGACTAATGTTAATGCGGGTACTAGTGGAGCTACACTTGATGTACGTGGTAGTAGAATAACTATCAATGTGTGGCAGAGGACTGCGTAATGGCACTCTTACTATTAGGTCAAGACATTGACGAAATAACTGGTAGAGTCAGTTTATTAGGTAAAGACCTAATGAGCCTGACACTATTAGGTAAAGTTGTATGGCTTCGTAAAGCACCAGGTGGCTCTATTAAGATAGGGTACAAAGGTGTAGTAGAAGAGACAGGTAGTGCCGTTGGTGCTGACCTAGTTCATATGAACGCAGATGGTGACTTCCTATTCACTGCTCCTGCTGACCTCTATTCAGCTACAATCAACGTACACGCAGGTGGCGGTGGCGGTGGCGGTGGAGAAGGCGGAGAGACATGGGGTGGTTCAGATGGCTCTGGAGGAAAAGGTGGTGGAGCTGGCTCTGACAATATTAGTAATATAGTATCTATAACTCCTCACGTAGCTATACCTTTTACGGTAGGTAAAGGTGGCTCAGGTGGAGCACATGGTTGTGGTAGTGAAGACGATGGTTACATAGGTAAGGTAGGTGGAGAATCTAATTGGCAAGGTAACTATGTTACTGTTGGTGGTTTCGGTGGAGCAGGTGGTACGGGACACTATCGAGCTGGTACTAGGACAGATGGTCTTAAAGGTGTTGACAGTTCTATCGGAACAGGTGGAGCTGGAGGTGGTCAAGGTCTTGTGGGTGGTTTAGGTGGTCATGCAGCTGGCGGTGGAGGAGGTGGCGGTGGTCGTCACGACTCTACGGGCACAGGTGAATGTGGTGGCTATGGTGGTGCAGGTGGCACAGGTATAATAGAGATAATATGGTAAAGGATATATAATGGCACTACAGAATTACGAGAAGACAGGTTGGGTTAACGGAACTGCACCTGCTATCAATGCACTACACTTATTAAATATAGAGAATGGAATAGAGAGAGTTACTGAGGCTGTGCAATCATTAGAGAATGCACCTTATGACCTCCCAGGGGCTACGGAAGCTACTATAGGTGGTGTCACTGTTAAAGTTATTGAAAATGGTGATGGTACGTTTAGTGGTGAAATAGGAGTGTAGCATGGCTAGTTCATTAAACACAGAAGTCATTGACTTTACAGCAGGTATGAACACAGTTCGTGCCTCTCACTTAGTAGCTAAGAATGAGTCTAGAGTAGTTGTTAATGTAAACATAAAGAATGGTTCGCTATTGTCTATGCCTACATTACAGCACCTAGAGGATGCAGGAGACCCACACTTTATAGAGTTTCAATCTAAGATATTGTTCTACCCTAACTTTAGAACTAATGCTATGTTAGGTAGTAACCTATATTGGGCGGATGGTGTACATACAGGAAAGGTACTGTTTGATGGTAGAGAGCTACCACTAGGTATACCTACTCCAACTACAGCACCAACTATAGTTTCAGCGGCTAATACACCTAATGGTAAGCATACGGGTGACTTTCAGTATGCGTATACATTCTACTCGAGAGATACAGGTGTTGAGTCTGCTCCATCTCCATTGCCTCCTTATCTAACAGTAGATAAAGAAGACATAATTATTACGGGTGTAGAGACATTACCTCCTCAAGCTGATAGCTATAGAATATATAGAATAGGTGGTTATCTACCTAGGTTTACTATGGTTGAGCAATTAGATGCTATACCAGCTGACCCTGCTAGTGGTAGTGTAACTATAGATGGTACTACAGCTGTAGGTGGTCTAGAAGTAAAACTTGAGATTAGTGATGAGGTACTTGTTATAGTGGGTACATATATTTATGCAACTGTAGCTGGAGACACTCCATCTATTATAGCTGAGGCACTAGCTGTCTTAATTGAAGCAGATGGGTTGTATACAACTACAGTAGTTAATGGTATTATATACCTTGAGTCTGTATTAGGTGGTGTAATACAAAATGACTTTACCTTTGTAGTAACCTCTACAGATACTAATATTACTGTAACGTCTATAGACCCTACGGGTGGTGCGGATGCTGTTCTACCTATACCTTATACTGACTCACTAGATGATACAGAGATAGATGGTAGACTGTTACAAACACTACGTTCGGGAGCACCTTTAGAGGGTATGAATGACTTTGTAGAGTTGAATGGTAGACTGTTCGGTTCATTAGGAGAAAACGTTTATTTCTCTGCTTTAGGTAATCCCGATGCTTGGTATATAAACAATTTCTTCACTATGCCCGATAAGATAACGGGTATGGCTAAAGCACCTGCGGGTCTTCTTATATTTGGTATGAGTTTTACATATCTATTATTAGGTACTTCGCCACAGAACTTTAGGTTAAAAGTAATATCTAACATACTAGGTTGTATGTCTAGAAAGAGTATAGGTTATCTACAAGATAATGTTATATGGTTGAGTGAGACAGGTTTATGTCGCTCTAATGGGTATCAGATTATAGATTTAACATCAGATAAGATAGAGACTCTTATAGGTATTGAGCCTACTGCATCTTGTGTACTGAATGAGGTTTACTATCTAAGTTATAAACCTACATTGTATCCTACAGAAGAGTTGTTTCCTAGTGAGACCTTATTCCCTGATGGTGCGGTAGGTACAGGAGACTTAGAGGATGGTATTATCTATCTAGACTTTAAGCGTGGTACAGGCTATAGTTATGGTCTATTTGATTATGAGAACATAGCCTCTATAGGTATTGTAGATGGAGAACTATATGTAGTTACTGCTATACCTAATGTTGTATTCTTAGGTTGTACAGATACTCTAGGCTGTGATGATTATCTACAGTGTAGTGCATTTGATTTAAATGTAGCTGATAAATACATAGGTTCTGACTTTACTGAGCTATTGTATATAAGCCCTACTTTCATAGATGGCTCTTACTCTACCCTTAAACAATATGAGAAGATAAGACTAAACATGACAGGTAAGTTCAATATAAAGGTTATATTTAGTGATGGGACTATAGCTGTAGAAGAAGACGTTGAGTTACTAGATGATGTAACTGTTATAGGAGATGAAGTGTTCTCCAAAGATGATGTAAACCTAATAGGGATACCGAACAAAGAGAATAGCTCATACAGTATTGCCTTTATAATTAAAGGTAAAGGTGTAGTTAAGTCTATCCAATATAGTTGGAAGAATAGAGAGTTACCATAATGGAAAATTTAGATGATATAGAAGCCTTAGTTAGCGAGTTAGCTACTAGGGTCGAGGACATAGAGATACAACAGTTAGATTTAGAGGAGCCTATTAGGCTCTTGACTCCTACAGATGACCTTGAAACAGTGAAAACAGCAGTGAACCATATAATCAAGGCACTCAACAAAGCCGCAGTTTAAGGGCTGTTTAAGGGGTAAATCGCTATAATAGGGCATGATAAGAATTGCAGATATAAATGACAGCTCTAGAGTTGCAGTAATGATGATGGCTATGTATAGTGAAATAGCACCAGCTCATTACAGTAAAACTATAGGTGTCTACATTGACACTGTTGTCCAACACCTTGCAGACCCTAGAGATACGGTTTATGTAGATGATGCTATGAGAGGCTTCTTTATCGTTAGAGACGAGACAGAAGCTATAGCACCTACCCTACATAGATATAATGGTATAAGAGTATTCATAGGCAGAGAGCATAGAAAAAGTAATCTACTAGCTCAGTTCTATGATAGGTTATTTCAAGACTACCCGAATGGAGATATCCTCGGGTCTACTGAAATAGAAAGTGAGCACATTCGTGTGCTAGATAAACGACATACACTAATAGCTAAAGTGTATCGACTTAATAGGAAGGTGTAATATGACAGGAGCAGCAATAGCGTCAGCCGTAGTAGGTGCTGGTAGTTTAGCAAAGGGGGTCAGTGACGGCAATAAAGCTGAAGATGCAATGAATGCGTCCATTGGCTCAGCTGAAGAGATGCAAAGATACCTAAGACAATTAGGTTTGGAGGGTGTAGAGACTGCACAAGGTATGTTAGATGACTGGGAGGGTACATTCGGTGGTATCCAAGATAACCTATCAGAGTACTATAATAACTTAGACCCTGATAAGTTCTCTACGCAGAACAAGAGTATGTATAAGCAACATATGGATAAACAGATGCAACAGTTTAATGACTCTATGGCATCAACTGGTTTACAGTCAGCTGGTATGAAACAACAGGCACTCCAAGAGTCAGCGTTCCAAACAGCTGAGGGTAATGCAGGTATAGACATCATGGCACCTGAACAAGTTAATCAGATGAAACAAGGCTTCCTAAACTTCGGAGAGGGTCAACGTAATTCAGCTAACAATGCTATGCAGAACGCTCTTAGCCTACAATCGGGTAACGCACAAGCGGGTAGTACTAACCTACAGAACGCTTATGGTAATCAAGCTGGACAGTATGGTCAATCTTCTGCAGGCTATATGGGAGCGGCAGGTAGTATGTTTGGCTCAGCTATTGGTCTTGGTATAGAGGGCTTTGGTGGCTCAGGTGGAGCTGGTAACACATGGGATGATGCTTCTCGTGGTATCACTTGGGGCGGTAAAGGCACAGGTGTTGGCTCGGATTGGGCTAAACTACCTGTGTTAGGTTAGTCGTATGTCTACACCTACAGCACTAGGGCAGATGCCTGGGAACCGCACAACTACTTCTCTAGACCCACTCCTACAAGAGTGTAGAGATGCCTATAAGATTTCAGAAGAAGCTTATAGGAACTCTATCGCAGAGGGACAAGAGGTTATTGACCTATATCATAATAGACAGTATACCGAAAAACAATTAGCTACACTTGTAGAGAATGGTCAGCCAGCTGAGACATTCAATGTTATTAAGATGTTAGCTAACTCTATGATAGGTTATATGGAGACTATTACAAATCAGATTAATGTAGAACCTAGATATATGGGTTCAGCTACTACAGCTTTACTACTGAATGATGTAGTTGAATATACACTAGATAAGAACTCATTTTCAGCTTTAAACAAACGTATCAAACTTGATGGACTCCTAACGGGTCTTATGGTATGTTATGAAGAAGTAATACCTACGGGTAGAACAGACGACTACGGCAGAGAGATATACGAGATTAAACTATCTCACATACCTAGTTGGCAGTGTCGTATTGACCCTATGTCTAGTTTAGACGACTATAGTGACGCTAAGCACGTTAGTACATTCAAGTGGCTTCGTGAAGAAGAGCTTATTGAACTATTTGGTGCAGAGAAGATTAAAGGTCTAACAGACTACTATAACTTCTTAGATGGAGACAGACAAGCAGATTATGATAGAGAATATACAGGTGGTCATGAGAATGGTAGATACAAAGACCATAACAGCTACCTTATAGTTAAGACAGTTATCAAGCACAAAGGTAAGATATATAGTGTTATATGGAATGACGAGGTTATTCTAGAGAAGAAAGAGATTACTCTTAATGTACCTAGATTTCCTTATCGTATAACTAAGATGTCTCACTCAGATATTAGTGAATACTATGGTCCGTTTAGAGATATTACAGAGACACAGAAAGCTATTAATCAAGCTCTATTACAGATACAGTTATTAGCTAATACGTCTAAGGCATTTGTCGAGGATAATGCAGTAGATGATATGGAAGAGTTCAAGAAGCTATTTGGTCGTATCAATGCTATTATACCTGTAGTAGACCTACAAGGTATTAAGGTAGAAGATATGAGTAGAGATATTCAGCAACAATACCTAATCATAGACCAAGCGTTGACTCGTATCAAATCGGTACTAGGTATCAATGATAGTTTCTTAGGTCAAGCATTTGCTAGTGACTCGGGACGTAAGGTAGCTATGCAGGCTCAATCATCAGCTAGTCAAATGACTATGGTAACTGATAGAGTTGAGTATATGTTTAGAATGATAGGTATAGATATAGTTGACTTGATTAAGCAATACTATAAAGCAGAGCAGATATTCACAATAGCTGACCCACTTAATAGTAAGCATTATACTCAAATAAACAAACCTATCGAAATGCCTACGGGAGAGATTACTCAAGATGGTACAATAGTTACTAACCTAGTATGGACAGAAGAATTAGGTCCTGATGGAGAACCTATTGAAGACGCTGATGGCAATATAGTTATGTCGCCTATCAATGAGCCTGATACTACAATAGAGTTTAGTGATGTAGATATTAAGGTAGTAGCTTCTAATGGACAGAACGCAGATGAACGTAATCAGTTACTAATGGAGACATTCGTTAATGGTCCAGCTGGTCAGATATTGATGCAGACTAACCCTGCGGCATACCTTAGAACACTAGCTATGCAAGTATCTGAATTTGGTACTAAGCACTCTTTAGAGATTGCTAGACTACTTATGGAAACAGCTATAGGTATTGAACAAGGTAAGATAGACCCTAGACTTGCTATGGCGGGCGGAGACGTTCAAGCTATAATGGGTGGAGCTATGGGTGGTAACAATGGTGCAGGAGGTTCTGCAGGTGGTACAATGCCATCTAATGCTACCTCTATGTCAGTACAACAACGTGGTCCACAGTCAGCTACACTAGGCTTACCACAACCAACAGGAGGACAGTAATATGTATGGAGGACAAGGTGCTAACGCATTTGTATCGGGACTAGGTCAAGGCTATGGTGTAGTAGATAAAGCACTAAACAGTAAGCAGAATAGAGACATTAAAGGTTTTCAACAAGATAGAGCAGAAGAGATTTATGCTCTAGCTCAACAAAAGAAAGACCAATTAAATGCTACTAACAATCAAACTGATACAGCTATTAGTGCAGAGACTAAGCAGACAATGGATGAAACTAAAGTAAACCAAAAGGCTACTAATGCTAATCTTGCTTCTGCAGCTACTAATGGCATAGTAGGTGCTTCTACAGTAGAAGAGAATGATGATAAGATAGCTGATGCTAATACATTATTTAAGAACAACCCTAGTCTAGCTAAGACTATGGGTTTTGGTCCTAGAGATACAATAGAGAAAATGGACTTATCTTTACCTAGAGATAAGATGGAGTACAATAAGAACCTATCTAACCTAGGTGTTACTCCAGCTTCTATGGGGTATGACCTTAATGACCCAGAGGACAAGAAAGCATGGGAGACATTACAAACAGATATGCAACCTTTGTTATCTATGATTAAAGTAGGAGATAACTATATTAATGCAGAGAACTTAGGTATAGCAACTAAGTCGGGTAGTAGAGCTTCAGCTGAACAAAATAAGAAGATGGCTGATACTAAAGTGAAACAAGAGACAGTTATTAAGAAAGCAACTAATCTACAGTTAGATAAGAAGATGGCTGACACTAAAGCTAAAGCTGATGCAGCAGGTGTCTATTTTAATCCTGATGCCTTATCTAGTTCAACTCCCGAAGAGAAGACAGAGATTATTGACCAAGTTAATAAGTCTATTAGACAGACAGCTACTAAAGACCCTATGGCTGGTACAGAGACTAATCAAATGGATTATAAAGGTGGTAATCAAGGACTACCTACTACAGAAGCTATGGTAAATGGCGAACTAGTTAAAGTAGACGAGGGAGGTGCTATAGTAGATGCTAAGGGAAAGCCCGTAGTAACTAAGAACCCTGATGGCTCTAAGAGTACTCAGAAAGCAGGAGAAGAGAAAGGTACTACTATAACTACCACTACTAAACCTGATGGTACTACAGAAGAGGTTACTACAGAGGACCAAGACTTAACTAAGCCTAACACCTCTAAAGCAACACAGAATGAAGCTGTAGTTGAAGCAAGTATTCAGACACAGATATCTAGAGGTACTGAACCTAGTGATGAGTATATGAGACACTTGTATGCGTTAGCTGGTAAGACATACCCTATTCCTGATAAAGGTCAGAAGATAAAGAACTTCGAGTTCATGAGAGTCAATGGTGCTACAAATGACCAAGCTATGTCGGCTATCTTTCCTAAGGCTAAGACAGCAGACCACCGTACAGAGTTACAGAAGAATATAGCTGGGTATAAGACAGCAGTTAAAGCAGGAGACAAAGATACAATGGCTATCTATGAAGCTAAGTTTGCTAAAGACAGCCACATTAAAGCTGAGACTTCTACAGCTCCTGAGGTAGTTCAGTTGAATAATGCACTTAAGAACCTAGACCCTAGCTCTAAAGAGTACAAGAATATTCAAGGTCAAATAGATAAGATTAACTATATTACACCTGCTAAGAGAGGTGAGTATCTAGATTTAATAGCACAACAGAAGTTAGTGTCTACAGACTCTAAAGAGTGGAAAGACCTAGAGAATAGAAAACTTAAACTTACTGAGCAGTCTACTAAAGATAAAGAGCATAGTTTAGCTTTAAAAGAAAGAAATGCGTTAGACCCTGATAGCCCTACATTTAAAGAGGACTACAAGAGAATTACTGCTAGAATGAATAAACTAGAGCATATCACAGGTGGTGGTAGTGGCGATGGTGGTAGATTAGCTAAGGCTAATAAGTTCACTACTAGAATAGGTGTCCAAGGTAAAGACTTTAAAGTTACAGCTGAACACTTAGAGGAAGCTAGAGGCTTAACAGATGATGCTCAGAGAAAGACTTTTAAGAAAGAGATAGGCGAAATGGTACAACTAAAGAACGCTTATACAGAGTCAGCTGAGTTAGTATCTGATTTACAAGGCGATGGTTATGACACTGGTTGGATGCCTAGTTTAGAGGGTGCTGTAGTTAAAGCAATTCCTACTTCACAGTTTAATAAATTAAGTGATACAAAGAAAGCTGAAGAGCTTAGACGTATTACGGGTAACACTAAGGCAGGTATGATATTATCTAACTACCTACGTTCTATCTCGGGTACAGCTGTAGCAGATGCAGAGTACAAAAGACTAGCTGATATCTTTAACTCTAAGGCTTACTCTAATAAATCGTCTTATGAAGCGGCAGTTAAACAGTTTGCTAAAGGTATTAAAGGTACATTAAGAAACCAAGCTAAGTCTTTAGTTGATGATATACCATTGAAATCTCTTGAGCTATTAAAAGCCACTGAGGGTGAGATACCTGATAGAGCTGAGGGAGCTCCTGCGGCTATCACTCAAGGTAAAGTGGTTGATGTAGGTAATGGTAATAATGTCCAAGTAATGGCTATTAGTAAAGATGGTAAAATCTTTAAAGGTAGTGATGGGAAAAACTATAGTACAGGAGTTAAATAATGTATGAAGAAGTAAATACAGCTGATGATGAAATAGAGTGGGCAGACGGTACTGCTTCCTCTGCTGTAGAGGCTACTCCTTACCAAGAGGTAGAGGTAACAGATGAAAACATTGAATGGGAGGAGACTCCTGCCGTAGTTGAAGAAGTAGAAGAGACTCCTAGAGAACCTACTACATACGATAAGATAGTAGATAAAGCTAAAGCTGTAGGGAATTTTATAAAAGACAGTGTACCTCATTCACCTAGTATAATCTTAGAGGCTGGTGGTGCTATTAAAGATGAAATTGAGTCTTATACAGACCCAGCTAAGAACCCTAAGATTGTTATGCAGAGAATAGAGGAGTTACATAATACTAGTGTTATGTGGGAAGAGTCAGACTCTAAAACTCTAGATAATATGCGAAAGGATATGACAGAGACTCTAGCTCAGTATGGTATTGAAGTTATTACACAGACTGATGCAGAGGGTAATGTACAAAGGTTCTTTAAAGCACCTAATGGTAAACCTATACCTTATACAGCTAGTGCTCTTCGTAGTATATTCAATGCTAAATCAGAACTAGTTATGGGTACTGGTGGTGCTCTTAGAGGAGCCTCTCTAGGAGCTAGAGCCCCTCTCCCTCCTTTGGGTAGAGCTATAACGGCAGGTGGTGGTGCTATCTTAGGTGGTGCTCTAGGTTCGGGTACGGGTGCTGTAGTAGACCAAGTATTTAACTCTTATAGTTCACAATTAAAACTAGAAGAGTTAGAAATCTACCATAAGTTTAAGAAAGCTGCAGTAGAAGATGCTGTCTTTGGTGTAGTAGGTGGTACTGTAGTAAATATAGGTAAACACCTATTGAAAGGTAGTAAAGGTAGGTCTCTCGAGTATTTAACTGAGAAACTATACCTAAATAAAAAAGAAGCTAAAGAGCTATATGACTTATACACAGTTGACCCAGAGAAAGGGTACAAAGCCATTAGTCAGAGAGCTTTAGAGTTAGCTGAACAAGGGGGACCTGAGGGTGTAAACTTCCTAAAGACAGCTATGAGAACTGACCCCGAGGCAGGTAAAGCATATCTAAACACAGCTACTCAAAGAGTAGAGGCTATGGTGGAAGCTGTAGAAAGCAATGAACTGAAAGGTTTAATAGAGAATGAAATCAAGACTAACTTGGGTAACTATAAAGTTGTTAATTGGAACTCACTAAGTAAAAAGGTACAAAGCCTAGTTAGAAATGGTAAGATAGAGTTATCCTCTAAGGATATAGCTCTAGTAGATGGTATGAAAAACAGACACTCTAGTGTAGAGTCTCAAGTAGCTGACTCCGCTTATTCGGGTTCACAACTTAGAACTGCTACTACTATGGGTGGTATGTATCGTACCAACTTTGAAGATGCTATACAAGCTAACATAGTTGGTAAGGCGTTCCATAAGATACTTGATGTATTAGCTCCTGAAGTAAGAAAGAATACTGCGGCAGTTAAACTAATACAAGATGCAGTTAAGAGAAGTACAGACCCTGTTAAGTTATTGACTAGTATGTCACAAGGTAAAGGCGATATAGCTAAGATAGCTAAAGAGTTATTAAAAAGCTCTAGAGCAAGTGCTGAGTTAGGTGGACAAGCCGCACCTACGGGTGACACAAGTAGAACACCAACGGGCGGTTCAACTGATGCAGGATACCCTAAAGCTAAAGAGGAACCTCTTACGGAGAAAGAACAGATAGCCGCTGATAATGCTCTAGTGGAGAAAGCTGACTCTGAAATGGCTGAGGGTATTCTAGACCAACAAGAGAGAGCTATAACCGCTAAAGAAGAGGGAGATACACTAATAGCTAGAGCTGACGATGCAACAGCCACTTCTAAGATGGCTGAGTCTGAGAGTATAGGAACTACAGAGGCATTAGCTAAACAGAAGAAAGTAGCTGAGTTACATAACGAGAAGATAGCTAAGATAAACTATTCAGCTAATAAGTATGACCTCAACGTAGAGAAGAAAGCTGTAGCTGATGCAGAGAAACAAGCTAAACAAGCTGATAAAGAGATAACTAAGATAGAGAATGATATACAGAAAGCTCAAGGTAAAGAGAAAGCCCAGCTAATCAAAGACAAGAAAGTAGTTCAGAGAGTTAGAGATAAGTTTGAGAAGTCAGCTAGTGACTACATAGTTAAGCTCCGTAAGTTAGCTGATAAGGCTAAGAAGACTGGCAAGAAAGAGGACGTAGAGGTGATTACGGAAGAGATTAAACAGGTATCTAGTAAAATAGAGGGTAGTCTTAAAGCTAAGAAAGCAGGTGAACAAGGCATGGATGTAGTGGAGGAGAAATTCACTGATGGTCTATCTGATAGAGCTAAAGAAGAGTTTCCCGAGTTAAAGGGTCTAGACTTAGATGAGGATGAAGTAGGTATATACAACAAGCAAGTCGAGCAATTAGATGAACTAGATAGTATGATAGACACTAAACCTAAAGCATCTTATAAAGAGGGTGGTATAGTTACAGCTGAACCTGACCCATCTATAGTACCTTATAAGCAATCTGAGACAGCTAAAGCGGCTAATAGAAAGACAGCAGAGGCTAAGAAAGCTACAGCTAAAGGTCAAGCTGATGCAAGTAGTAAGAAAGGCGATACACCTAAACAAGCTGAGGCTGAGAGACTAAAGAATACTATTACTAGTGAAGATGAGCTAACAGATGCTTTACAAGGGCATAACTTTGCTAAGTCACAAGAGCCTATACAGAAAGAGTCTAAGTCTGTTATAGCTGAAAGAGAGTCTATGCACGCAGAAGAGCAGTTGTATAAACAAGCTGAAGAGGAGGCAGAAGCATTTGGTGTTACAGTAGAGGAAGCCTTAGAGCAGTTAAAAGTAAAAGGGTTAATACCTAGTAATAAGGCTCAAACTAAAGCTAAAGATTTACTAGATAAAGCATTATCTAAAGGTGCAACCTTTTCGGAAGCCTCAGAAATATATGAACGTTCTATAGGTAGAAGTGCCTTTAGTCCTAAAGAGTCAGGTAGATACACTAGATGGATGCGTAAGAACCCTACTAAAGTATTTCATCATTATGCTAAAGAGCATAAACTAGATATGAAAACTATAGAGTCTTACTACAGTTCTAAGGGTGGAGATATACCTATTACATTAAAAGGAACATAAAATGGTTAAGTCAAGAGGTAACGTAATACAAGCTATACAAGTTAGCATAGGTTTTGGTCAAGATAAGAATAGTACATATACTATTAGAGAGACTGATTTATTATTCGAGAGTAACAAGGATTGTATAGCTACATTAGTACATGAGAGTGTAGCTACTCCCGTTGTGTTTCATGTTAGTAAGTATAAGGTATATGCACTACCTCCTGGTTCACTAACACTACACTGTACTGAAAAGTTCAATGTAGGTGCATGATGAAGTGGTTGTATATGGCGGTCTTAACCGTAGTTGTGGTGCTACAAGGGTGTAGCATCAGAGTATTAACCTTTGATGATAGCTCAAAGGTTGTTAGAGACTATAGCTTAGGCTATAAAACAGTAAAGGAGAAGTAATGGAATTAATATGTGGAGAGGGTGGCTCTAGTGGTCAGCAGATTATACAACAGATTAATGATAATACAGAAGCTATAGTTATTAATGCAGAGGGTGTAGAGGCTAATAGACTAGCTATTGATGCATTAGAGACTGATGCAATAGTTGTTAATAATAGGTTAGACCACCTAGAGGCTCTTAGTTTCTATGAGTTTAATAGTACAGTTGATACATTAGATATATCTAATGTTTATACTACTATAGGTAATTTAGCTGTTAATATCTTAGCAGGAGAATACATTGTTGGTATGTCTGATACATATAGCTTTGATACTGCTAATAAGTCTGTATTCCATCAGTTCATTCTTAATGGTGGTGCACCTGAAGAGTTCAGTAAGGAAAATGCGGATGTTACAGATAGAGATACATTTGACTATATCTTCCCGTTCACTATGGCGGCTGATGGATTGTTTACATTTCAGTTAGATATTAGAAAAGAAGATACCAATGGTACACTAGATTGTGCACATGGTAATGTGTGGATAGAGAGAAAGGCTTAATTAGCCTTCTCCTCTTTCTCTGCGAATACTTTACGTACTTCCTCTTGGACGAACTCTAGTCCATTAGTGTAGCTAGATAGAATACTACTAGCTTTACCTTTGGCTATAGCCTCGTCCTTACCTAAAGTCCACTCATTTATAGACCTCTGTGGCACTGTAACTTTAAGTACATACTCTCCATCAATACATTCAACTACTGCTTTCATTAAACAGTCTTCCATTTCTATAGACATTATAATCTCTCCTTTAGTAAATAACCCTCTAAAGCCCAAATCTGCTCTCTAGCATCATCACGAGCTATCTTCTCTCCTAGTTCACTGTCAAAGTTCTCCATAGAGACTGCGGCTGACTTACCTACTACCGTATAACCATTCTTTAATATCATAGCACATATAGTTACAGTAGTGTTAGTTACACGAAAGAACTCGCAGTACTCTATCTTACTATCTATTAAATCGGGTGTTAGTCTAGGTGCATTTAAACCTTTCTTTTGTATCTCTTTTTCTATCTCTGCTTCATTAGCCATCTAGTATTCCTTTGGTTTTGTAACTGACTCTATCATCAGTGCTATCTCTTTAGTAGCATCACGTAGCTTCTTACGCTTCTTGACTTTACCCTCTTCTGTTTTAGCTGTACCTTTCATTTCATTAATCTCACACACTATCTTACGTGCTAAGTGATAACATTCAGCCATGTGCATACCTAGCTCTTCAGCTAATACGTCACCCATTAAACCTAGTGTTTGTCTCATACTACTAACTAGTTCATCAGGTAGGTGGAAAGTGTTGTAACTAGCTTTCATTTGTGTACCTAACCATACATACTCTGTGTCAACTAAAGCATCTAATCGTTGAGCTACTGTCTCAGCATCCCAAAACTCTTTAATCTCCTCACGTATCATGTCTAACTCTAGCTTCATATTCAACACTAACTGATTACGTCTCTTATTAAACGTCATTACGTCTTTATACACTTTTGAACTCCTTTAATCGTTCTTCATAAAACTCCACTGATTTCTGTCTATACTTCCATAGCTCTGTAGAGTGGTCGTCTATTGTCTCCGTTTTACGCAAATGCAATAGTGCAATCGCAACTTTCATATACTCTACATGAGTCATTGACTGACCCATAGCTGAGAATACTTGAGGTGGTACTCCTAATAGCTCTTCTGTACTATACTTTGCCATCCATATACTCCTTTACTTGTTGGAATGAGTGGGCTACTAAAGCAAACCCACCTCTCTTGCGTACATTATTCAGCTTGGCTATCTGTAGGTGTTCATGCTCCTTTAGCTTAGTGTCGTCATGTATTACATATAAACCATCTACCTCTTTAACACCTTTCATAAGGTACTCATATGCTTTAGGTGTCTTAACCTCTACAGCTAGTTTAACCAATACAGTTTTAGGTCTAAATGACATACCTTGTTTAGCCATTATACTAAAGGGATACCCTGCTTGTATATCAGCCTCTCCTGTCTTGAACTTACCTGTTATAGCTGTACCGCCAATGTAGATTATGTCCTTTATTATCTTGGACTGATACCCACTCTCTAACATTCCCACTCCTTTGTACTTACTTTATTTGCTCTATATAAGTTGTAATAATTACGCCACCCATGAAAGGCTTTATTAACCATAGCACCTAAGTACTCTGCTTTAGTCATGTGTGTGTGAGCTAAGGTAAATCGTTCCCTTACTCTAGCCTTGAATATACTATAGCTAAGCAACTACTTGTACCTCTAATCTACCTTGACCGAACACTACACCATCATCAAAACACTGCATAGCTAGGGCTACTACTGTAGCTCCACTAGCGTTCTTTAGTTTTAGGTTTTTGTTTACGAGCTTTTTTATATACATTTCGTATTCAGCTCGGCTGTCTATTTTAATCGTCATCTTTCATATGCTCCTCTATTCTATTGAGTACCTTAGCTGTAGCCATGATAACTCCTTGTGCATGGAAGTATTTATTCATATCCTCAAAGCTCTTAGGGTCAAAATTGTAAGGTTTCAAGAGTTCTCTATTACGATTATGTATAAGCCATATGATTGCACCTATACTAATCTCACTAGGTAAGTCTCTCAACTCCTCTTCTGCCTTAGTAACAGCCTTTTTAACTCTAAGCTCCGATACTTGACACATAGCTACTCTACGCTTATGGTATCTGTCTAGTTTATTCTGTATCTTCTTAATGAAAGACTTGTGAGCTAGTTCGGGACTTCTCTTTACTACAGAGTGTATGAACAAGTCCATTAGCACACCTTGGTCTGTTATATATTTCATTATTTTAATCCTACCTTACTGAATTTTTGTGTCTTAATAAGCCCAAATGAGAGCTTTAGTACCATGTGCTTTAGTACCTTTTCTGCTAATAGCTCAGCAAATTCTATAGTACCTATATCACTATCAGTTACCTTGAACTCTCCGTTGAACTCTTTGCCGTTCATTATAAACCTATACTTAGCAGTTAGGTCAAAGAAGTCTTCATGTACCAACATATAGGCTATCTCAGTCTTAGTGTTTTCACACTTGAGCATACCTCTCTCTACTACACTATCTAAGGCTTCCTTTTTGAACTCGTCTAGTAATCTCATAGACTCATCAGTAGGTGCTTTCTGTTCTGTAGTCTTGTGGTTATGTGTGTGATTATGTGAGCCACCCTTTACTAGTATAGTTTTATCTCCAAACATTAGTCTATCTCCGTTGGTTTCTTATCGTGTCTAACTAGAACACCCTCATACTCACTACCGAATGTAGGTTGTATATAGGTATCAACTATCTGCTCATAGAACATCTCAACTACAGCACCTCTAAAGTAGTCTGGGTCTTGTCGTCTATCATCATCTGACATACCACTACCAACATCAACTACTCTACCTGTACTATCCTTTAGTCTAAGTGAGCCAATCATACCTTTGTACTTGCCCTCACCCTCTATAACATCAATACATAGTAGGTCTACTGTAGGACGCTTCTTATACTTTAGAAAGTTTACTCGTCTACTAGTCTTGTGGTGACTCCACTTCCACTTAGGGTCTATACCCATTATACCCTCGAAACCACTAGCTACTACAGTATCTAAATAAGCATCGAGCTCACGTTGGTCTACCACTAGCTTACCACGACCTGCTAGGTCTTTAGGTTCAAACAGTTGCTCTAGTACCTCAATTACTATATCATACCTAACATGACTTCTACCATCATAGTAGTCTTCTAGGCTAGTAACACCGAACACCTTATAGCTATGCCCTTGAGACGTTTGGTCTGTCTTAGAGCCTTTAAGGTTACAACGGTTTCTATCGCCTAGCTTACCCTCTCCATGTATACGCTCTACGTAGTATGCGTTATCAGGTTTACCCTTGAAGATATCTCCTGCATTGTCTAGGTGTCTATATGTTAGTCCACCACTTGTATGAAATGTAGCTTGTCCTCTATCGACTAGTACAACTACATAGTTACCATCATACTTAATAGGACAATACATAGGGAACTGTGCTACTTTCTTTAGTAGCTTACCCTTAGCGTGTTCTTGGTGTAGTTTGTTAAGGTCTAATGCCTTATTGATTTTAGTTGCCATTACGTCTTATTCTCCTATTGTGTTTACCTTTAGCTGGAGTCACCTTGATGCCCTCTTTAACTATATAGGTATGCCCATTCACTTCTTTATAGTGTAGGGTTACAGTCAATTTCTGTCCGTGGTCAGTCTCTGTCTCTACCATTGTATGAGTCTCGTATAGCCATAACCATAGCCACTCATACCATTTTATACTACTTACGTTCTCTACCATTATAATTTCTCCTTAATGAATACACTATCTACAAAGTTAGTTTTATTTATAGATACTGTCTTATATACTTGCTCACTAATACCACCTTTAACTAGGTAGAAGTGGACACTGATTGGTCTATCTCGTTCTTTGTTAGCTTGTCTAGCCCTACGCTGAGAATGTCTAGCTGTGCTGAAATCTTGACTATAGATAATAAGGTTGTCTTGTCCACTAAGGTCAACTCCCTCTGCGTAGCTAGTAGCTTGGAGGAGTTGAGTTCGCTTAAAGACTCCCGCAAGTTTTCTATATTCAGCTTTGTAGTGATACATAATCGTAGTTCTTTCGTCATCGCCAAAGTCCTTTAATATCTGTTGTATCTTCTCGTCATTATCTAGTTGATAATACTCTTTATCTTCTTTAGCTACACCACCCTCTATCATATGTAGAGTAGTCCGTAGTTTCATAGAGCTGTCTAACATAATCTCAAACTGCTCTGTTAGAAACAGTTGCTTAGTCATACAGTCATTATACATATCTTTAGTAGACTGTGTTAGCTCTACATAGTGAATAACGTCCTCTGGCTCATGTTCAAAACCGAGTTCTTTACGAGTATATGTGATAAACAAATGCTTACACTTAGCCCAAACAGAGGGCTTACACTTCGTATAGGTTTCTTGTAGCCCATAGTCTGTTCTAATCTTGTTAGATATCCCATAGTAGTCAAAGAACCTATAGAAGTCTTTATATCCTCTAAAGGGACTCCAATCACTGAGCCGTAGTTGATTAAAGAGCAACTGATACCCTTGTGCATAAGGAGTTGCTCCGAGATATATGATGGGCTTCCCTTTACTAACTCGTCTAGTACTCTTCCATATAGCACCGAGCTTGGGGTAGGCTGCAAGATAGGCATGAGGTTCATCGAGGATAATAAGGTCGAAATCACTAGGGCTGACTTTGAGCTTGTATGTGGTCTTCCCGTTCTTCTTGACTGCTGTATGCACCCCATGGTAGTTTGTGACGGTAACGTCTGTGCTACCACACAATGTCCAGTGCTTAAGCCCATTGACTCCATCCACTCTAGGGTTCTCTGAGTAACTATCAAGTGTTTCATACCAGCCTCCTAGTGCTTTCTTCTTAGTTAGTACAAGTACCTTAGTACAAGCACTTATTTCAGCTAACACCAAACTCGTTAGTGTCTTACCCGTTCTTTCCTCCATAGCTAAGTAGACTAAACCATACTTCTGTAGTACAGAGTAGGCTTCACTAGCTATAGACAGTTGGTGTTTATAGGGCTTCATCACGCTTCCACGCTTTAGCTATCATACGTTTGTGCTTAAAGCGATTAACTGCCTTAATACGTTGCACTATCTCAGCTCTACTAGTAGTCACTTTAATGCGTCTAATATGTAGTCCCTTGATAGGCTCGTCCCATGTCTCTAGTCTAGGCATAACTTACCCGTTCTCTTTTAGTATCTCTATCTTACGCTCTAGGTAATGTATAGCTTTCTCTAGGTCTTCTATTTGGTTGTCTCCCTTATCTCTAAGGATATATTTAATAGTGTTACCTAGGTAGAAGTCTAGGTTATATTCATCTATGATGTGCCAAGGTTGTATAGAGTGCTTCTTATAGTGTTTACCACCTACTTGTTTCTCTAGTGCATCAGTTGCCATTAGTAGTACCTCGCTATTAGCTTTCTAAGACCTTTACGCAGTGCATAAATATCTTCATTACTCTCTATCTCTACAACTTCCTCTATGATACCCTTAATAGGCTCTCTAGCTATTTGTAGTGACAACTCTGTGTTGTTAGCTTCTTCTCTAAGGTCGTCTTCATCAAGCCAGTTGTCTATAAGGATATTGAATTTATCCAATAGTACCACTGCTCTCTCAGGTTCAATCTTAGCTGTCTTACCACTCATGTAGTTGTATAGCATAGGACTGTTAGACAATCCCATTAGCTTATAGAGGTCTTGTATCTTCATACATTGACCTACATTACGATACTCTTCATGGTCTTTCTTACCTAGTATTGACGCTATTGCGGCAGGTAGGCTTAATCGTGTTATCATTATTGCTCCTTTTTAGGCGGTTGCCAATATACTAAGCCATTCTCAGGTGTCCACTGTAGCATACTAACACAACGGAAAGTAGCTATAGCCTCCTCAAGAGTTTGGTCTTTCATATAATACGTCTTTACTACAGCTTTCCACATAGCTAAAGGGTCTGTCAGCCCCTCGAGAAGTGCAGTTGCTTTCTTATCCCCAATTCTGTACGCACCTCGTAAACCATCGCTAGAGTCGCCTGTGAGCGTCTGATAGTAAGGGAATTTAGCTATATCTTCGGGTGTATTCTCTACCCACTCCATTCTACCAAAGTTGTAAGCGTACTCTAGTGAGCCGAGAACATCCTTATCTAGTGCCGCAACTATATGCCCTTGAGTACCATAATAGACAACAACATCATCTGCCTCTACTCCACCTATACATACACTGTTAGGTAGGTCGAAAACATAGTTGTATATCTCTAGTAGTCCATCGGGTACTTCCATACCTGCTCTAGAGTGCTTATAGGCTTTGACGTTCTCGTCTTCTACACTCTCCATGACTTCGTATCTAAAGTTGTCAGCTAGATTGTCACATCTGTCTGAGCTACCCTTTACAGTCAATACAAGTGTAGGTGTCGGGTCAATGTCATAACCCTTAGCATCTGCATCATCTTGACAAGCTATCATAATCTCTTTAACCATAGAGTGAAACGTACTAGCCATAGCCTCTAACATATCTGTGTCTTCTGCTGTCTCTAGACCATCTAGTGAGTCTAGGTAGTTATCATCATCCCCATCTACAGCTATAGCCATAGCTTCATCTAGGCAGTCGTCTTTCATATTATTAATGTGAGCCGACCTATATAGTAGGCTGTCACTGTCAATATATACTGTCTTAGTCATTCTAACCTCTCTTTAATACTTTAAGCTTTTTAGACTGTCTTATAGTCTCCCAATCTTGGTAAGCTCTTATCTCTCTAGGTGTCAATGTTCTCCACCCTGCAAATGTTATGTCAGCTAAGTCTTTACGAGCAAAGAAAGTTATATACTTGCCGTCAAGCTTTAGGTCTACCATACGCATACCATCATCTTGGATGACTGCATAAGTGTCGCCATCTTGTATTAGTCTCATTACATAAACTCCATTCCAATATCTACCTCGACACCCATAGGTAAGTCGTGGTAGTTAAAGAGACTAGACTTGCTAATCTCTGTCCACCCTAGCTTCATAGATTTCTCTAGAGCCTCTCCAGCATCCTCTGCATATTCATCAGGGAAGTCTAGTATGATACTATCGTGTACCATATTAATTATCATACCCTCTTTCATTAGACTACTATAGTCCTCCATGAGAAAGTTCTGAGCCATCTTAGTTGTTTCACCTATTGTACCTTGTACGGGTATATTCAGTGCATCAGCATAGCGGTCTGGGTGTATTACTCTGCCTAAAGCAGTCTTCACTAGGAAGCCCGACTTCTTAACATTTCTACCCATCTGCTTATGGTACTTAGCTATCTCAGGGTGTGCTTCATAGTAAATAGCTTTATACTCTTCTGCCTCTGCTCTAGTTAGTTTAACTCCATAAGTATCGTATGCGTACACTTGAAACTTCTCAACACCTAGTCCAAATAGGTAGCCAAAGTTTACAGCCTTAGCTCCTTGTCTCTCGTCCTTAGTGATGTCAGCTATTTGTTTACCCGTAATGTTACTAGCCATAGCCTTATGTAGGTCTATACCGTTCATGATTAGGTCACGCATAGAGTCTATCTTCATAATCTCACAACCTGCTATTAACTCCGCAGTGCTGTAGTCAGCTGATATAATCTTTCTAGGTGTACCCTCTTCATAGCCAAATATATGCTTGAAGTGTCTACCGATATTCTGTATATTAGTATAACCTACTCTATCGCCACCCTTAGAAGTATATCTACCCGTTATAGCTCCCGCTACATTGTAGAATGTTCTAATCCTAACGGGGTCTTCTGTAGGTATATAGCTTTCACGATACTTCTCAAGGTCTTGTAGCTCAGTTCTACGTTTAGTTGTCTTCATAACTAACTCGTATGCTCTAAGTCTATCAGGCTCAGCCTTACCATCTAGTAATAGCTTCTTGAACGCAGGTTCTCCCGTAGGTATCTTACCTGTCTTCTTATCTATAGGTAGCTCAGGAAACGCTTTCTGTTTCTGCATAAAAGACTTCACGTTGAGGTCTGTACCAACTAAAGTGTTTAGCTCGTCTTGGTAGTCTGCTCTCTCTAGCTCTGTCTTCTTATTTACTGCACTCCATACCTTAGCTTTCACTGGCATACCATTGTGTTGATACGCTAGAGCTAACATTTGGTTCTTCATGTCCACTCTATAGCTAAGGTTGTTCTGTATAACCTCTTGCATCTTGGGCTGTTGCCATAACCACTCTAGAGCATATACATCTAATGCACCGTAGTGTAGCTGTTCCTCTGACATAGCCATACGTTTCTTTAGGAAGCTCTTTTGCATATCTTTCTTATTTATACCTACATAGAATTGAGGTGCTATAACGTCTAATGCAAATGATTTCTGTTTGGTTCTTTTATTCACTGAAAGTGGCATAGCTGACTTAGCGGCTATCTCTATACAGTCAATCTTTTGTGGTTGTAGCTCAAGTAAGCCCATGTCATAGCTAATAGGTTTAGCTACTATCCACATTTGTTTAACTAATTCTTGTAGTCTGTGATTGTTAGGGTACTCAACTACATAAGCCTCGTCCCAATGCTCCTGCTTGAACTGTGCTAGAACTACCTCTCCATATAAACCTAGTGTCTCACTATCGTAGAACACTGGTTTAGTTAGGTCTGTTAGTTTAGCTACATATGCTAGTGGAACACTCTCATATTTAACTGTCATGTTAGCTCTTAAGTGCTACAGCTTTTAGCTCTTCCATTAGCTTCATAACTAACTCTAGCTGTACCAATGGTTGTTCCTTTAGTGTATCCATAGCACTTGTAATTGTAGCTACTGTGTGTCTAATGACTGAGTTTTGGTCTGCGTTACAGTCCCACTCAAAGCCTATATCAGTTGAGGTAGCTACAATAGTACCTTTTGGTGACTTAGACTTAGCTTTATTACGCTCATGTACTGCCTTGTCATATTTAGCTTGTGCCTCTTTAGCTATTGTAGCTAACTCTTCTATTGTTAAATCTTTCATTATATGTCCTTTTCAGCCTTATAGGTCTGAGAGAGACGATAGCTTGTGTGGTAACCTAGTCACACTGTACGTCTACACTATCGCCTCTCTCAAATCTAATGGCGGGAGTAGTTACACTCCCTACAGCTTAGTTCAGGTAGCTGTCAAACCCACCTGCTTATGTTCTAGGAACGTCCGCAGGTTCTTCAGGAGTCTCTTCTTGAACATCAGTTGCTTCTACAGCTTCCATGCCTAAGTCGATATCCTCAGCGTCCTCGTCTTCTTCAATATCAGAGGCATCTACACCACCAACATATTCAACAAACTTAGATAGACTGATAGCATCTAGGTATAATGTAGTACCATAAGTACCCTCATACTCAAAGATAGCTAGTGAGCCAATAGCTCTACCAATAGAGCCTTCTCCTACCTTTTTGTTACCTAGAGATACTTCACGAACGGGTTTTTTAGCTGTGAACACCTTTACAACTTTCTTATCTCCACTAGGGAATGATGTACCCGTACTAAAGCTGAAATATACCATACCAGTACGCTCTCCAGTCTCTTCATCTTCCTCGAACTTATAGCCCGTAGATTTAGGACGTGGTTTAGACTGCTTAGGTTTGTTCTCTTTCCAAAATAGGTCTATGGATGCCATAGCCTCTTTAGCTTCTGCCTCGGGTACACTGATTACTATAGAGAACTTGTCTTTACGACCATCTCCTGTAATAAACGCCCACTTCATGTTACCCTTGGGGCTAGTGAAAGCCTCTTTTGCATATCCTGCCATGTTTCTGTCTCCTGTCTCTCTCGAGTGCTACGTTAAGTGTAGCTGTCTATATTTGTAGTTTAGCCACCTCGTTCAAGTGATACCCTTAGTTCTTAAAGCGTGGTAAATTCATGTTAAGTTAAAGTACAGTATATCGAAAAATCTCTTATATCAAGCTTAAATAAGTCCTATTAAGTAAAAATATATCACTCTCATTTAGTATCTCTTTATAGCTCATTTCAGTATAGCCTACTCCCATAGGTAGTACACAATCCTCTTGTAACACTCCGATAGTCTTAGATTTAAGTAGATGTCTCTCGGTAGACTTAATATCACTCTCACTACCTTGCCATATACCTATTACAGTTATATCTACACCTATAAATCTATGTTTGATATTCTCATATTCTGTAATACCTATCTTGTATAAGTCTCCTATTTTGACATAGTATAGCTTATACTCTCCTTTAGGTTTACGAACTGCCCTATTAAGGTTTTTACAGTTCTTGCACTTAGGTACTTTATCTGCCCATGCTTTAGCTAGGGTAGTTTTGCGTTTATACCCACATACTCCACAAGGTATATATACTATTTTACGTTGGTTCATTTAGTTCTCCTATTATAGTCTCTTAGATATCTCGGTATCTATCTCTAGTAAAGCCCATATAGATATTCCCATGAATAGGAAACTAAGGAAGCCTACACCTATTAGGTCGGGTAGTATAGTCAAAGGTATTTCAACTCTCATATTAGTACCTCGGGTTCTTTAGGCAACTAACCTGTCTATGACTTAGTCTACCATTACGTTCAAACTGTTCTTTCAAGCTATTATGAAAGTCATTTCTAGGGTCTAGAGGAGGAGTACCATACTTCTGCTCTATAGTCTCTTTCTGTACTATAGGTAAGCCTAACTCTTCATCTATCTCTACCTCTACTGTAGGCTTATAGCCCTCATACAAGTGTGGGAATGTGTCCATCACTTCTCTATTATCTAAATATTCCATGTTATCTCCTTAAAACCATAATTGAAATACACCTAGCTTATATACACTATAACCTATTGCTACTACACTAGCTAATATTAAACCTTGTAAGTCTGCATCCATTATACTATTACCACCTTATGTATAGCTCTACTCAAAGAAACGTACATAAGTCTTGCGTACTTTAGGTAATGTTTACCTCTTATAATCTGCTTCATGTCGTTCTGTGCAATAAATACACGACTAAACTCTTGTCCTTGAGCCTTATGCACTGTTGTAGCGAATGGTCTTCTTAAATCCCATAGTAGCCCTTGGTGCAATAGGTACTGCTTCCATGCTGTTCCTCTAGCCTTAACATACTTAGCTTGTCTATTGTCTTTACACCACTCACTAAGCTTAACGTCCTTAGCTAGGTTATGCTCGTCTATTAGAGCGAACTGTATAGTCTCGACTTCTTTCTTTCTACGTTTAGCCTCTGCGTAGTGGTCTAGGTCATAGCTGAAAGAGTAAACATCCTCGTCTATCTTGATGTAGCCTAAAGGTGCATAGCTGATATTATTATTGTACTTACGCATATCCTCTTCTATATCCTCTATAGCACCTATCAGTTTATCTCCTGTCATTAGCTTACCCTTAGAGACACATTTAGGGTAGATACGTCTAACCTCCTCGAATAGTGGCTCCTCAACTAATGTACCAACTAAACCATTAATCATAATCTCCTCTCCTATACCTATCTCTTTAGGTAGGTTAAGCTCCTCGGCTATCTCCTCGTTTAGCTGTAGTACCTTGGCATTAGTAAACGCTAAGGCTCTATCGGTCTTAGGGTTGAAGCCCTTTATAGTACCATTAGGTAGGTCTACCCTTAAGTCCATTTGACCTGTACCCTTGATGAAGTCCTTAAACCTCATAAACGTCTCTACTACTTCGGGTGCTTCCGCTCTGTGTTGAGTAGTTAGCTCTGTGATGTTATTAGTGTAGCACTCTGGCTCAACTAGTTCTCCATCAACTGGCTCAAGTTGGTAAGGGTCTCCGAATACTGTAACCTTACAACTAGCGGGTAGCATTTCTAGGAGCATATCTAGTATCTCTACATTAATCATAGAGAACTCGTCTATACCTATATTCTTTATAGCCTTTAGGTCTAGGTCGCCTATCTGCTGTAGTTTCTGCATACGCTGTCCTCTACGCATTTCTTGGTTTAGTGTAGGTACTAGCTTTAGTAAGCTGTGTATCGTAGCTACGTTCTGAACTCCCTTGCCTAGTAGTACCTCTTTAGCCTTATGAGTTGGTGTAAGCACTAAACTAGTTTTACCATCAAATCGTTTAGCTAACTCTGTACTCTTACCGCTACCTGCAAAGCCTATCACGAACTCTATCTCTTGGTCATATATACTAGCCTCTTCCATCTGTTATCTCCCATACTTTAATATTCCACTCTGTGTCTATTATATACACTACATCATCTACTATCTCATTAATATGAGGCTGTAGGAAGTCCACTAGCTCCTGTCTATCCTCTTTAGTTGGATAGTTGTCTACTCTCATTTCCATGTTAAAGAACCTATCGGGTAGAGGCTCGGGTAGTCTAGTGACACAGCCCACTATTATATCACGCATCTTGGTCTTCTATTAATACATTGTTCTGATATAGTAGCCCATCTTAAATTCATAGGCTCATAACCAAAGTCATTATGTATTCTATCTAGTGTATAACCCTCTTCATTACAATTAGGTAAGCTCTTTAAGTATTTAATATATAGGCTAGGATTATGTAGCCACTTCTTATATATTCTAATGCCTCGCCCACCATAGTCCTTATACCTCTTATGTTTAGGATTATAACACCTAGATTTAGCACCATTCCATTGTCTATATAACTTAGGCTCTGTTTCATAAATATATGTCATTATGTTCTTAGCTCCTCTAGCTCTATGTCCTCAGCGTCTTCGTCCTCTTCTATAGCACACCCATCATAGTCTCCTATGTGTGGTACATCATAGTATGGTACATTATGTGAGCCAAAGTGCATTTTCACTCCTTGAGCTTTCATAGCCAACTTCATTACACCCTCGGGGTCTTCTGAGTTACTGTGGTGGTGGTAAGCCTCTGCTAATCTAGGTAGTGTAACTCTGTTGTTTATTACCTCTGCGTTGAATATAGTTCTAGGGTCTATTAGCCACTCCATCAATAAGTCAAACTCTCCATTAGATAAAGCCCATGCTATCTTAGTTGAGCTATTAAGTGAGCCGAATACCATTTCTTGTTTACCCTCGCTCTCTCTAGCTCGAACATAGTCATGCTTCTGTAGGTTAGTGTATTCTGTAGCTAACCAATAAGCTATATCATCTGTCTGTGCCATTATAGCGTTATACACTGTAACGGGGTCACTAGCCATACATTGTGGGCTATGGTCGAATGTGTTTGGTGTAGCTATATAGTATAGTCTTCTGTCTGTGTCCTCTATAGTTAGAGGGCTTTGGTTCGCAGTCATAATAAACATAGCCGTTTGTGGGTATGTTCTAGCGTCTGTGTGCATAGCTCTACACTCAAACTGTTGTGAGCCTGTGTAGTTCTTTAGGATACCTTGAGCTTTCTTCTTCTCAGAGGCACTTGTTACAGTATCTCCTAGCTCATTTAGCTGAACAAAGTAAGTGTCCATTAACCAACTATTATACTTCTCTAGGAACTGTTCGCCACCTACATCAGTCTTAACGTACTGTGAGCCACCCATGATGTTCTGTAGTACAGTCATTATAGTATTCTTACCACTACCCTGCACACCTATTATATAAGGTACAACGGGGGAGTAGGCAAACGTAGTTAGCTTAGTTCTTAGTAGCTGTAGGAAGTAATCTCTCTGCTCCTCACTAGGTATAAAGTTCTCTATATAAGCTATAAACTCTACAGGTATCTTGTAGCTGTCCTTGTGTAGCTCAGGGTTACTTAGTATCTTAAGTGCATGGCTAGACTTGAATAGGTTAAAGTCTCTGTCGTCATTATAGAAACCAAAATCTCTAGTAGGGTGCGAATGAGTATGTATAACCTGCATATAGTTGTCTAGCTCCTTTTGGTCAAACGTACCACTTACACCTTTAATGTAGTTCACTAGGTCTGTGCGTTTAGTGATACCTAATATGTTACTCTCAACTATATCGAATAGGTAGTATGTCATCTTTAGGTCATCATAGAACACCTCTAGTATAGTAGAGTCTCTCTTAGTGATAACACTAAAGCCACTAGCTGAGTCCCAATTCTCGTCATACTCAAAGTAAGGTTCTCCTTGTGGGTTGAGCTGTCTACCACTAATTATAGGTGCGATAATAGTCTTCTCTAGTTTAGTAGATGAATAAGGGTCGTCCCATAGGTCGTTAAGGTAGTTTAATACATCACGAAATAAGTCTTTATCTACTGTATTATCACTAGCAAGTATTGTAGCTATCTTAAACAAATACATATGTCCACTAGCTCCCTCTGATAAGTCATTCGGGTGTAAGTGTTGCTGTTTAGCATACTTAGCATTTCTATACTCTTTAGGTGTAAGTATCTTAGTTATTAAAGGGTAGTAATCTCCCTTAGTTAAATCCATATTCTCTAGTACCTTAGCTAAGAAACCTTTACCTCTCTGAGCTATACCCGTAGTGGCTACTGTCTTAGGTGGCTCGGGCTGTTGCTTAACTAAGTTTAGTAAATCTACCACTTGTAAAGGTAGCTCTTTAAATTCCACTCTCTGCTCTAGGTGGTTATGTAAGTTACCATCTGTATCCTCTAACCATGTAGTCTTAGTCTTGTTAGCTTTAGTAGGTAGAAACACCATGCCTGAGCCACAAAAGTAGTCTATCGCTAGGTCGCCTGTACCTCTAAATGAAGCAGGGGATAAATCTGAACGCTTATACAGTATAGTACCACATTCTATAACATTACCATCTTTATCTTGTTTACCTATACTATCCATAAAGGCTACATTAGTAGGGTCTATAGCTTTGAACATTCTATAGGTAGCCTCATCATCACAATCTATAGCTACAATCTCTATAGGTAGTAAACCACCAATAGGTGTACTAAGCTCGTTCAACTCTTCTGTATGTGTTCTCTGCCAATTAGAGGCAAATGAGTAGCCATGTTTCTTACCTTTAGAGTCTCTAGTAATACCTTTACCATTAAGAGGAACTGTGTGGTAGTCTAAGTCTATGAAAGGTTGTATATTTGTTATAGGTGTTAGCATAGTGTCTCCTCAGCTAGAGTAGCTAGGTATATTCTATCTGCTTTAGTCATTACATTACCCATAAATACTTCCTTAGCACATTGAACTATCTCATAGTGCTTTATGTCTTTATATAAAGGTCTGTCTTCATCATCTATCATTAAAGCACCCCCTTGAGGGTGATTAGGGTACTTAACAGATAATGATTTATTCTTATGTCTCAACTTAAAGAAACTCTCTGCTTCCTTAGCTGTCTTCTCGTCCATAGCCCATGTCTCTATAGTAATAGCCTCACTAAACTTATATAATCTGTTAGCTATATCACTAGAGACACCGATTTTACATACATTCTTAAAGGTTATATAATATAGGTTATATCGTCTGTGTTCTTTATGTTCTAGTGCATTAAGTAGTTTAAGGTGGTTGGATAAAGTAGTCTGTGACATACCTAGTTCTGTAGCTGTCTGAGTCTGTCCATATACCTTGACTCTCTTTATGATGTCTAGCTTGTGGTCTAATATAATATCGTAGTAGTCTTTAGTAGGCTCTGCTATTCTCTTTAGTAACTGTGAATACATATAAATAATCCTTTGCTTTATAAATAACATTATACTTTATAAATACTTATATCTTGCTTAGGAGGTCTTAAAAAGTTCGTCCATGTCGTGAGTTGACGCACTTTTTAAAGCCTCGTATCGTTGAGCTATGAGCCAATAACTAGGCTCGATAACTTCACTCTGAGTCTCAAAGCCTTAGTAGCCTTGTATATTTGGGCTAGGTGTAAGGTCTTGGCTACTCTGCCTATCTTGTGTCCTTTTAGGTTGTTAAAGAGCCTAAACTCTTCACTAGGAGTTATCTAGTGCCTCTTGGTATCTCATGAGGTTACTAGCTATATGGTCTGTCTCGGCTTGGTACATATCGTTTAGAACGTCCTCCATGTCGTCTATGTGTATAAACCTTGCAACTACTTTAGCTGTAGTGCCTAACCTCTCCGCTACTGTATCTATATAGTCATAGTATAGTGCCTCGTCTTCAATTATAGTTGCCATGTTATCTCCATATTAGTATGTATATTAGTGTTATAGTTGCTATACCCATTAGGTATGGCTCAATCTTGCAGTACATCTATTGCACCTTGTAGGGCATACACTATTGTACTCACTGTAGCTATCTGTAGCTTAAGCTGTGGGTTCACGTTAGCTATCTTCTCTTCTCGTATCTTAGAGTTAATTAGAGAGGTTAGCTGATTATAGCTAGATGCTTTCCCTACATAGCTCCAATGCTTAACTAGGTATCTAGCTATAGCTCTGTAGTTGGTCTGATTTACTATCATAGGTTACAATCCTCCTTATGTGCTTGTGTAGCCTCTTGCCATGTTATTTCACCTTTCTTATATATAGCCATTACTTGGCAGTTTAGGTAGTCATAGCTTCTTAATCCCATAGCTTTCTTAACTAGGTCTTTCATAGCCTCTTCTACTTGGTCATCACCTATAGTCTGTCTAAAGTGCTTTGTAGTTACTATATAATCTATAGAGTTGTAAAAGTCATATCTGCCCTCTTGCTTAGTTTTACCTCTCTGTGTTAGTGTACCATGTTTAGCTAGTTGTGTGACTCTCTCTAGTTGGTGTAGTAGGTCTTCGCCCTTTATGCTCTTATGTATCTCTATAGTCTCGTATTGCTTAGTGAAACAGTAGTCGGGTGCTTCTCTGTTGTCTGTTGCTTTAGCGTGGATTAAGTTCTGCTCCATGTTCTCTTTAATACCTTGCTTATGTGCCTTGAATGTGTGTAGTTGCATTATATATCCTTTGTTATATGGTTAATCTTCTTAGTGAATAGAGCCTTTTTAATACGCTCCTCTTCTGCTTGTGTAGGCTCATAGCCTATCTCTCTAAAGGCTGTCATTACATCATACCAACTCCACAAAGTGAAGTTTAGAGCCTTATCTATGTCTTCCTTAGTGTAGGTGTCTCGCATAGCGGTTATAACTGTCTCTGTTAGTATAAGGTCTTTAGGCATTATTTCCTCCTCTTTTGAAACTCGCTTAGAGCCTTATAGTCTTCGTTGCTTAGGTTAGCTACTTCGTTAAGTAGGTCTAGGCAGTCTTCGGGGTAGGCTCTCGGTAGTGTACCCGTTAAACTAATCCTGTGTAGCTCATTATCTATAGCTCTACTCGTTAGTTTAGTGTCGTGGCTGTAGTGTGTCTTTGTGCCTTGGTCTGTTAATATAGTCATTATACCTCTCTCCCTTGCACTAGGCTAGTAAGTAGTGTATAACTTCTCTCTGTCTCTTGGTCGGCTCTAACTAGTGCTTGGTCTATCTGTCTCGGCTCTACTTGTAATAGCTCTAAAACTAAAGAGCCTTTGCCGTTCTGTAGTCTGTATAGCTCGTCTTTAGCTTTACCATATCTCTTAAAGTTCGTTAGCTCTCTAGCTACTCTCTCTGCTCTCTCGATTATATCTTGCATTTGGTGTCCTTGTATTATGTATTAAGTATTAATAGTGCTTATCGCTCTGTTAAACTTTAGAGAGTAGTATATTTCTATACTACTCTAAAAGTCTAAGAGGCTGTTATGCCTCTTCTGCTTCGTCTTCTGCCTCTTCAACTCTTTTAGGTGCTAAAGCTCTTAGTGCCTTAGTCTCCTCTTCAAAGTCTGTGAATGGTAGAACTTCGTCAGCGTTGTAAGCTGTGATAAAGTCCTCTTTAGTTGCATAGCCACCAAAGTCAGCGATAAGGTCAGCTTTAGTGTCCTCGTCAAGTTCAAAGTGGAACTCTTCCGCTTGAATTAGTGTAGCTTGTTCTTTCCACTCTTTAGGCTTGATATTGCCCTCTAACATATCATTTTCAAGCTCTAGCTCTCTGTCTTCTCTGTCCATTTCCCATGATTTACGAGCATTAGCTTTAACAACTTCTGCACCTATCATGTATGAACCATTTTTATAGAAAAACGATAGTGCTTTGTCTGTGTTGTCATGTGCAAACACTGCACCTGTCATAGCACAAATTCTAGCTACTTTGTTCCCATCTATAGTAACAAAGCTATCCTCTCCATTAAAACCGCCTTTCCCTGCTACTAATAGCTTAGTAAACTCCGCTGTCTGTAATAGGTCACTCTTAATGCTTACTAGGTACGATACTACTGCACTCATAGCTACTTTAACTACTCTACCATCTTCTAATTTAATTTGCTCTTTTGCCATAATATATCCTTTATGCCCTATGGGACTTTTTAATTTCAGCCTAACGGTCTGATTAGAGACTAGTAGTCACAAAGGACAAACAAAGTTATCTAGTAGTCTCTAATCAAATCGTTAAGAGTATGATAGGCTAACTCGGCTTAAAAACACCTTAGAGTTTAAAGGTCGTTTAGCTAGTTAATCTATCTCTCTTTCATGTATGTATTATAGTGTAATTTAGCTTAATCTATTATAAAGCGGTTTGTGTAGCTGTCCTAACTATTACTTAGTCGGTTTGGTAAGTGGTGGTTTATATATAGTGACTGTTATAGCGTAACTTTCTTAAAGTGGGCTGAATGGTCAAATGTTATAGTTTTTATAGTTCGCTCAAACTTAAGCGGTTTTTTGCGGTGGGCGTGGTGCTTTTCTGCCCTCGGAGTCCTTTAGGTGGGTTTAACCTTAAATATCGTGTTACTTTTGGTAGCATAGGGTGTTTTGGTCGGTTGTTTAAATGGTTAGGTTAGTTGAGATAGTTCAGATATCTTTCAGGTTGTTTCTGTGTGCTTAGTGGTGCTTAATGGAGCTTAGAGAGGTTTAAGGTAGTATAAACACTATAGCCCTATTTTACGAGGTTTGCGTTATAGTTTTTATAGTCTTTTTATTTTTGTAAGTTGTAAGTAACACTTAGTATTATTGACTCTAGGTACCTAATGCCCCGAGGCAGTGCCTAGCAAAGATGTTATAGTTTTTATAGTCTTTTTTGAAACTAGAATATTTCAAGTATATAACTTCATAATAAAGTTTCGGAGCTATAAAAACTATAACCCCCGCAAAAATGACATTTTAGTCTCTATAGGTACACAAAACCTTAAA